GTTAATTTTTATATCCGTCAAAATAGACGTTATACCACCGCTATACGGCGGTGTAGGGTAAATACTTTTATTTACCTTATTATTTTCTACTGTCTGTTTTCCTTTATCTTGGTAAATCAAATAAAACTCTCTAGCTTTTCTGTCGCTAGGGTTAAAAGGCTCTATATTTTTAATAGTTTCCTTTCTGTCCGTCCAGTCATTAGATACGGCTATTTTGTTATCGTCTAATCTATACCTTACCTTTTCGAAGTCTATAACTTCTAGCTTATCTACTCTAGACTTATCTAAAGCCCAAACCCCACGCAAGCAAAACATATTTGAAAGCTCTAGGTCTTTCGCAATTTGCTCCGCTATTTCGTTTAGGTTATAGTCCGAGTTACCGTTTTCGAAAAATCGTTTAAATTCTAGTTCGTCTGGTCCTGTGTAGTTTAACCCGCCACTAGTAATATAGTGGACCTTCGAGTTAATAATACCCGACTGTATAGCTGAGTTTTGAAAAAGATAATTTATAAAATAGGGGTACTCGTTTTTTTCGCCCCAGTTTACGTAATTGTCTTTTTTGTTGTCCGACTCCGTAGAGCTTGGAACAGTAATTTTTTTAGAAATAAAACTACTTTTTAAATTAGGCATATAAAATTTGGTTTGTACTGTTAACTACGTAAAATTCGCCCTCTTGAAAGTCTGTTAAAACCTCAGCTTTACCGCTGTATAGTAAAAATTTACCCTCTGTTGTAGGCTCTTCGTCTACGCTTTCGTAAATAGAGTAAGTATAATTACCCTTCGGCAAGTCTACCGTTTCGGGCAAAGATAACAAAAAAATTTCATACCTAATATTAGACTCACTAATAGGCATAAAAAAATTAAAATACTCTCTTTTTTGCTGGTGAAAAAAAGAAAATAAATAATAATCAGCTAGCCCCGTCACTACTTGACTCAGAGACGTTACTATTTTGTTTGTCGCTTGCCTTTTGAGTAGTAACATATAAGTATTTTATATTTTCGTGTTTAAAGAGTTCTATATTCTCTATAGTAATAGGGATAAATCTACTCAAAGTTTTTGAGTAGAATTTACCGCCTATATATTTTTTTTTAATTTTCATAGACCTACGCTATAGGTGTAGGGTAATTAGCTACCAAAATAGAAGGAGCTATAGAGCTTTCTTTTCCAGTTAAGGTAATAGTAACGCCGTTCATATCCTCATAAGCGTTTCCTGTTGCTAGCGCGCTTGTGTCTGCTACCATACCGTTAACAGCTCCGTAAACTACGTTTTTGCCGTTTTCTTTTTCCTGTATAACAGTTAAAAACCCTTTAGAAATTAAACCTACTAAATCTCTGGTAGTCTGTGAGTCGTCTTTTAAAATTAACGTACACGTAGACGCGAAAAATAGAGAATTATTTTCTCTGGACCTCGTAGCTGTTTCTGTAAAGTCTATACTCGCCATATCTGGCGTTATTCTAAAGGCACTTTTACCGCTTAAAATACTAAAGGTAGTAACCTCGTTGTTTGTAACCGCTAAAGTGTCTATGTTTTCGGTGTTCATCACTACCAGCGACTTAGTGCCTCCGAAAGAGGCACAGGCTGGTTTTGTGAAACCGCTAGTAAGTTCGCACATTTGTTATTTTTTTTAAATTAATATTAAGCTCCTAAAACTAGTTTTACGAAGTAGTCAGAATACACGTATTGTACTCCACTTCTAAACAAGTTTCTTAGCCTCAATTTTTCAGACTCTTCTAAAAAGCGCACGGAAATTCCGTCTAAATCCGAAGAAATGTCTGTCCCCCACCACATATATGTATATGGCGTGGCAAACATCTTACCTAATCCGTTTAGCTGTGGGTAAGTTCGAACTGTAATATTAGTAGTTGGCAAAATAAAACTCATTTCTGAGCCTTCGTTTACTACTTCTATATTAGCGCTGTAATCTTTATCGTTGTAAATTTGAGTCAAAATAGCGTTTGCCTCTTGTCTTCCAGTAATGATTTCTACATTAGCGCCGTTGTCAAACAAAACAGGGTTAATATTATCGTATACCAATTTAGCCAAGTCGAAAGCGTTAGCCGAAGTAATAGCTGTCTCTGTAGAGCTAGCACTAACTACGTCCGTGTCCGCCTGCCATTGTTTAATGAAACCGTCATAGTGGTTTAAGTTACCGTTTAAGCTATCTACGTCTCCTAAAAACATTAAGTCTTGGTTTTTCTTTTTAGTCATTTTAACCAAGTAAGCCGTTAATACGTCCTCTAGTGGTAAATCTCTATCTTGCTGGTTAGCTCCGATTGACAATAAAAGTTGCGCCCACGTACCCTCTAGAGTATCGTTACAAAGTTCAGTACCTACCATTAGACGGCTAGTTACTAAGTTTTTCCCGTCAAAAACAATAGCGTTATTTTCGTCAAAAGTGCTAGCGCAATTAGACCCGCTTTCTAAAGCTAAATCTGAGTTTAACAATTTGATTGTTTCGCTACCTTTTACGTTCTCAAGTACGTTAATTCTAGACGTTAGCCCAGAGCTGTAAATTAAATCCGCATATATTTCGCTCGATTGCTCATTAATGTAGCTAGGAAGTGCTGAAATATCATAGTTAAATCTGTCCTTAATTCTTGTTTTGAAATCTTTCATTTTTTTATGTCTTATTTTGTAAAGTTTCTCCACGTCTTAGTAGACTTAGAAACTGTGTTAAATTTTCTTTTTTCTTCTTTGTCTAATTCTGAAACTAAAGTTTCAATTTGCTTTGAGAATTTAGAGTTTTGATTTTTCAATTCTCTAATTTCAGCCATTAAAGTAGTTTGCACTTCTTCGATAACTTGCGCTACCTCTTCTGGAGTTACCGCCTCTTCGCTAGCCTCTGGTATCTCTTCAATTAGTGTAACAATACCGTTACCGTCTAAGGTCAAAACTTTACCGTCGATTGCGTGCATACCCTCTGGAGCTAATACTTCGCCCTCAGCTGTTACCATTCTTACCTCAGTTCCTATAGCTAGTTCACCAGTCCACGTAATTTCTACGCCGTCTACTGTTGTAGCTGTTTCAAATTTAGCTTTTCCAAATACCATTTCGAAAAGGCTTTTTTTAGTTTTATTCATTTTTGTATTTTTGGTTTTTATTATTTTTTTGTCAAAATATCCCTCTATAGAAAAACCTACGTGTTTTCCTTTTTTAATGTCTTGCCACGTTTTTTCGTCCTCTACCTTATAGCTTACTATCCAGCTACCGTCTTTTAAGTTTTGACCTTTAAAAGAGTCTGGAGCTTTTACGCCTCTTTTGTCGTCTATAAAGTAAGACTCAAAAAGGTAAATATCTTTTACCTTTCTATTAAGGTCGTGCATTTCGTTAACGTTGTGCATATACCCGTTTTTAAACATCTTTTGGGCTATTGCTAAAGTTTCCTTTTTGTTAAAAACTACGTAGTGTTCGCCTAGCTGTTCGTCTCTTCTATAAATTGGCAAATCGACTGCAATAGCTACGCCTGTTACTATCCTTTTTTCGTCGTTAAAGTGCTGTTTTATCCTTTCACTTTTACCGTTAAAAAATTCGAAACCTTTAAAATGAGCTGGCTCAGAAACTAAACTTATGAAGTCTAGCCCTTCCGTCTCTTCGGTTAATATCATTTTATAAAGTGGTAACATATCTATTAGACTTATTTAATTTTTAATTTGTAGCTTAAATAGTGGCAATTCTTTGCGTTGTCTGTCTACGGTCTTGCATTGCTTCAAGTTCAGACTCTACTAATACGACTCTACCGCCGTTATTGTTTTGCGTTGTAGTTCCACCAAACCCACTACCGCCCCCAGTTTGACCGTTATTTGCGCCTATAGTTGTACTGGTTAAGTTTGTAGGCGGTGCGCCTACGCTTGTACTCGGTGCGGTTACTCCACTACCCCCACTCAGTAACTGTTTAGCTTTTGCCATATTACCCATTATAGAAATAATACCGCTAGCAAATTGTATAGCTCCAGCTACCCCAAATGTAGCTCCATTTAAAGCGTTTTGTTGAGATTGAGCGACAAGTGACGAAATAGCTAAAGCTGTATCTGTAGCTATCTGGACCAGAGCGCTAGCTTTTTGTTTCTTTTCGTTGTCCTTCATTAAAGCGGTTAAGCCTGTTAACCCACCGCTTATACTGTTTATTAGTTCATCCCTTGCGCTTTGTTGAGCCTTAATATTGTTTATAGCGTCTTGTGTCTCTTGGTCCGATCGCTCTTTATCCTCTCTAGCGTTTTTGTCTTTCAGCTCTTTTTGTTTTGCTAAAAAAGTCTCTTCTAAATTAAGCGTGTCCTGTTTGTTGGCTCTAGCCTTATCTATTAAATTTGTATAGTAAGCGTCTAGGTCCTCAAACTCTTTTTCCCTTTGCTCTTCTAGAGTGTTTACCTCAGCGTCTGCTATTTCTTTTTTTAACTCTGCTAACTCTTGCGCCTCTGTCCTTATTTTTTCGTCGTTTTTTTCTTTTGCTTTTGCCTCTATGTCGTCTATTAACATAGCCATTTCGTTAGCTTGTTTCTCTTCTAATATTTTTACCAGTTTACTCTGTTCACCGTATTTTTTTACTAGCGCGTCCCTTTCCCTTTGCTGGCTTACTTCTAATTTAGCTAGAGCTTTTACGTCCGCGTCTGTTTCCATTTCTATAATAGAGTCCTCTAGCGACCTTTGTAAAGCTAAAAGTTTATCGTTTTCGGCTTTTTGTTCGTTTCTCCTTTGCTCCGCATATTTTCGGCGCTGTTCTTTTTTTGCCTCTTCCTGTTGTACACGTTGTAGCTGTAGCGCTCGCTCTTCGTCTTTTGCTTGCTGTCTTAATTTCTCTCTCAGTACGTTTTGTTCGTCTAGTTGCTCCTGTGTATATTTGTCGCCTAGCTTTTTCATATCTACATACTTATTACGCTCTATTTCTACTAAGTCCTTAGTATTTTTTATTTGAGACTTTAAAAGTTTTTCCTGTAGTTTGTCTGTGTTCTCGCCTCTCGCTTGCGCTAGGGCTATCTCTTGTTTTAGTCGCCCCTCTTCGGCTTTTGCTTTGGCGTTTAAATTTCTTATTTCTTTATCGTAACGACTTATATTGTTTTCGGCGTTTTTTTGCCTTTGTTTTTCTAGGTCAGATTCTATAATTCCTAAAGCTTGCAAGCCCCAAATTACAGGAGCTAAAGCAAAATTTATAAATTTCATTATAGTTTCTTTCCAGTCGTCCCACTTAGCAATTATTAAACCTATCCCAACAGCTAGCGCTCCTATTCCTGTAGAAATTAAAGCAAGCCTAAAAATTTTCATCGCTTTACTACCAGTACCTACCGCGAAAGCGTAGGCTTTCTGTAGACCTACTCCTATTTTAGTAGCTAGGTTACTCGCTGACTGTCTAAAAGCCGACTCCTTTTTTAAGTCATTAGAAAATTTTTGTACAGCGTTTAGTGTTTGCTGTACGGTTTGAAGTTTTACAAAGGTTTTAATTAACTGCTCTTGGTCCGTACCTACTAAAGTACTAACCCCTAAAAAAGCCGTATAGCCGTTAGTCATACCTTCGGCTACCTTGCTCGTGTCCTCGCCTATAGTCGTGTTTTGTTTGGCTATTTTCTCTAAAGACTGCGCGCTTTTATCTGCATTTTCTTGTAAACTCTGGCTCTGTGACTTTTCAGCCTCTTCTAAATCATTAAAGGACGTTTCTAGTTCGTTTACTTGTTCCTCTAATTTTTTTATTTTTTCGACTGACTGTCCGCCGTCTACTTCTAATTTTATCGCTACCGTTTCCGCCATATTTATATTATTTCTCTCATTACCGTGTCTATGTATGTTAACCCTCCAGCGTTACTTGTTGAAATTGTACCATTATTTCCATTCTCTCCAGTCACCGTTGTTCCTTGCTCATCTTTAAAATGATAAGTTTCGATTAATCCACTTGTTCCAGCTGGTAGGTATTGATTTTTATAGGTGTCAATTTCTAAATTCGTTAAAGCATTAGACCAAATTTGCACGTTTCTTATTTTTATTTCTGGTCTTGACCAACTTGCCCTATTTCTCCCAAAAATAAAAGGTTGTGAATTTGTCGGCTTTACTCCAGTTTGTGAATTAGTATTAGATTGAGTTACTGCATCTAAAACCATTCTAAAACCACTCGTAGGGTTTATAACTATGCTTACATGATATTCTGTATTTGCTGAAAAACTTGATACATCACTTGCTATTTGAACAGCCCCAGATGAGTACCTTGTTAAAAAATATAATTTCCCATTTTGAAACCAAAAAAACATTTGCCCTACATTGTAAGTATTACCGTCTTGTGTCCCTATAGCCATTGCTGGAGTTCCAGCGTCTATATCTATTGTTGGAGTAAAGAAAAAAGAAATAGTTCTAAATCCGTTTACAATAGTTCCTATACTTAATTCATCGTTAGAAATTCCCTCACTATTAAAGTTAATTCTTTGGTAAGGTTGTAAAGGTTGCATTTGAGCCTCTACCCACATTACGCTATTAATATAATTCGGATCTGTGTTTGTTGTTGTTATTGTTCCAGTATAAACAGAGTTAATATCTTGTATAGTGTTACCGCTACCCTCGTTTGTCGGAAAGTATGCTTTTAGTCCACTTTCTGAGCCAGTCCAAACTCTAACCATATCGTCCGCCACGTCTGAGGCTGTTCTTTCAGTAGTCCAAACTGCTAACTGCTTTATAGTTGAATTACTCCCTAAAGTTGGTACATTTGGTCCTAATCTTCCAATATAAAAAGGTGAGCCAGTTCTTTGAAAATCATCTGTGTTTAAATTTACATCTGTTTGCAAAACTCCGTCAATATACATACGAGAGCCTCCTAAACTTCCTAAGGTAAACGCAACGTGATACCATTCTCCAGCGTTAAAGTATTGCCCAGCATTACTATAAATAACATAGGTACTACCGTTTTGTTTATACGCAAAAAGTCTGATTTGTCCTGTTGGCATAATTAACACGCTCATTGTTCTTATAGAGGTCGTACCGTATTGAGCCATTAAGCACTCTGTTGGCATACCGTCATAAGTTGTAACGTCTGGCTTAAAATAAAATTCTATTGTTCGAGTTCCAGTTATAAAACTCGTTCCTATATTTACACCGTCTCTATATGTTGCATCAAAATGTAAGGCATCTTTTACTCCACTTTCTAAATATTGGGAATAAATCCCTCTTCTTAATATCATACTAACTCACCTATTAAATTCCACTCGTCCTCTCCAATTTTTAGCAATGATGCGCCACAATTAATACGCCCCATTTCAAGTAAACCGTCTACAGAATTTATTGTAGTAACTCCAGACTCAAAAGCCACAAACCTTAAACTCTCAACCTTTTTAGTAAAGAAAAATTGTGTACCTATTGGAATTTCAAAATTAGCCATAGCGTTAGGCATAATATAAACGTCTGTATCGGTGTCGTTTTCTAAATTTTTGTTAGCGTCTAAACTTGTTAAATAATGAAAGCCTCCGCTTAGCGTTTCGGTAGGAATTAAAGTAGTGTCTGTAGGCTCTACAAACTCTAGCCCTGTTTCTGCGCTATTAACTTTTACAGTTTTACCGCCATTCCCTAAAAAACTACTAGGTGTGTCTGTCAAGTCTGTAAACAAATAGTCTAACATAGTTTTAACTTCCGAAACGCTTAGGTCGTTTATTTCAGAGCCACCGCCAGAGGTCCGACCTACTAAAGTGTTAGTACCTACGGTTAAAGCTATAGGGTTACTGCCCCCGCTTTGCTTTACTAGTATAGAGTGACTCTCAAAGTCTGTATAATTTACCTTTAAGTTCAGCGCGTCCTGTAGGTCCGTCTGGTCCGATAAAGTGCCTATAATGTCGCCCCAGTTTACAGAGCTACCCCCCGCCTCATAGACGTTTACAATTCCGCTAGCCGTTCTAGTTTGTAAAACATTGTCTACAATATTTAGAAATAGCTCGCCCTCGAAAATATCAGTATCTAACCAGCTACCGTCTGTATGGTCGTTAGTTGCTGGTATTGTTGCTGTAGCGCCTTCTATGTCGCTAACTTTTAAAATAATTCGTCTAAATTCTTCCATTTTTATAATTGTAAAAGTTTGGGGTTATACCTTAAAGGCGTGTTTTTACCCCCTCGTAAAATTTTAACTCCACCGCCTACGCCTTTCGGCGATCTTATTACTGGCGTTTTTGTCGAAGTTGTAGAAACTATAACAGGGTTACTCGTGCTGTATTCTGAAGTTTCTAAAACTTTGTATAGCTCTACCTTTGTCGTTTCGTGTCCGTTGGCGTCATAGTCTGTAATTTTGTTTTTTCGATACAAAACGCCGTTTATGTTAACTAGGCTAGAAAAATCGCCTATAGTGTTCTCGTTTAATTTAAAGTAAGCCGTTAAAATTTTGCCGTCTATACTCGTTTGCTCTATAATATTAACCCTATGGTAAGCGTTAAAAAGGTTGTTATTTCTGTAGTTGTTATAGTTGTACAAAACCTTTAAAGGCTTACCAAAGTTTAAATCAAAACTCGGGTTTTGAGGATTGTTAAAAGAGTGGTGAGCTTGCGGGTAAGTTGTATAGCTGTTTAAACCGTTCGAGGCTAAAATAGACCAGTTACCAGAAATAGCTTTTAAACCATTGTTAAAAAAAATTCTAGGCTTACCCTTGTAAGGCTTAAAAGTCACGCCGTTGTCCTCGCTGTCTACCATTTTAGGTAAAATATATTTTGCTCCTATTTCAAAGGGTACAGTTTGAGCAAAAGGTACTTTAAACTCTATAGTCTCGTTACTATATTCGTTGTCTGTAGTGTACTCGAAATTTCCGTAACTTTCGCCGTAGCTCTTTAAATACTCTCTATTAAAATAGTCGTTATCTTCAGTAAATTTAAACGAGTAATTTTTAGCTGAGTCTACTACTACAGGCTTAATATTTATAACTTTGCTGTGGTCCATTAATTCGGTATAGTTAACCTCTCCGCTATAGTAGTCGTCTAGTGGCTCTACTTTGATTACGTTGTTTTCATCTGGCTCACTCACGTATAAATTAAACATCGTAATAATAGCCTTAACATAGTCGCTACATTTCATACTAGGTAAAAACCTAGGCAAGCTGATAACGTCATTTTCTACATATAAACCGTTTTTACTAGTCAAATCTAGACTAAACGAGTTGTTTAGATCAAAGTTTAAATCTATGTTAAAAGGCGCTCCGCCGTTTAAAGTCCCCTGTATAAAAAAATCTGTATAGACTTCGTCCCCAGCGTTTAGGCTTAAATTTGTGTTTGTAGTCTGGTTAAAATTAACGCTAGGGCTGTTAAAAAATAGACTAGAGCTAGTACCTTTTACGCGACCGTTTACAATAACCCTACTTACAATTTTTAAATTACCGCTAGCCGTTCCTGTGTTTACTGTATAACCTACTAAACAGTTATAGTTTAGGCTTAAATTATAAGTACCAGTTTTTAAAATTGTTATCCTGTTATTTGTTGAGTCGTACTGAGCGTAACCGTCAGCTATTAAAGTCTCTGAAAATTGACTCAGAAAATAACGCCTTACTAAATTAATAGAGTAGTTGGTAGAATTGTTGTAGCTAAACCCTAAAGCGTTATAATTGTCAGTAAACGAGTTGTCGAAACTATAGTTTACTTGTCTTTTTGTTAAATCTGTAGGGGGAACGCTGGTTTTTTCGCCACCGCCAAAACCCCACGTTAGAGACTTAAATAAATTAGAGTCGAAAAAATTAGACTCAATAGTATAGCCTTGGTCTAAAGCCTCAAAGCATTTTAAAAACGTTTCTCTTACGTAAACATACGGTACAAAATTCTCTATTTTAATCGTATGTAGTGAGCTGTTGTTATAGCCAAAGTCTATAACAGGATACCAGTACCCAAAACCGTCTGGCTCTTTTGCTACGTTATAGTTTGGCGTTAGTACGCCGTTAACCCTTACGCTAGTGTCCCAGCTTTTAGCTATATTATCTAAGGTTAAATTGTGGTCGTACTTTGACCAGTCTAACTCATTAGTTTTAATATCCGCCATAGCCTTAACTATGTTTACGAAGTCTGAAAATAGGACCACCTCAAAAGTGTAGTTTTTATTTTCAATCATTACATTTAACAGTTTTAAAAAACCGTTAAAAATTTCTACTCCATTTTTATAGTATCTAGCCTTTACCTTAGTGTTTGGGTTAAAATCGAAACCCTTAAAATCGCCCGTATTTGTGAGACTCAAATTATAAGCGCTAGAAAAAATACGCTTATTTTTCTGAGTACCCACTAATTTAATAGTTTTAGAAACTGAGCGCTTTCTACTCTCTGGCTTTTTAAAATCAGCAATAGAGTAGCTAATAGGTATAGTCATTGTTTCCGACAGGTCTACAGCCTCGTTATTTATGTAGAGTATATTAGACATTTACGGAGTTATCGTTTTCTAATTCTATTTTAACCATTTCTTGAAATAAAAGGTCGTTTTCTTGTATCTTTTTATCAAAACTTGCGTTAGTTACCTTGCATCTGTATAAGTCGCTATTTTCTTGTATCCGAACAAAGGGCGAAGTATAAAGGCTTTTACTTAGCCAATTCTGTACAGCCTCTAGCATCCAGTCGCTAGTTAGTTCTAGCTCTTTTTTGTAAGTCTTTAAATAATCTACGACAGTACCCTCTTTTAAATCATAGGCGTAACTGTTTGAGCTGTTGAAGTTTCCAAACTGTTTTTCGTATCCGAACGAGGTAACGCTAGTTTTTTCTTTAGTCAAAAGCCCAAAAGTAAAGGCGTCTATACCCCCTAAAGAGTTTAGCCAAAGTAGGCGCGAGCTTGTCGAGTATATACAAGAGTCGTCTAAATCAATTCTAAATACCTCAGTATTCCCAGCCAAATTTGTAGCCTCTATAGTGTAGTATGTAGCGTTAGTAAAATCTACAGAGTTAAAAGTTTCAAGGGCGTAAACTCCGCACGATAAAACTAGTAAATTGTCCGTACCTTTATTAATCGCTACGCTGTCTACTAGTGTACCGTTACTTTCGTAGGTCCTTACTAAAAAATCAGTATTTAGACCGCTGGAAAGTAGGCTCAAAATAAAATTGTCTTCTCTTTTTACTTTAGCCGTACCCCTTGGCTCATACGTTAAAAATTTAACTCCGCTAGCTGTGTTTAAATAATATTCGCTATGATCGTAATTTGCAAAATTTCGCATACTTATACGAGCCTTCCAAAACATAACCTCGTTACTAGTGGCGCTAGCTTGCGCTGAGTTGTTGTAGTATTCAGTTACTTTAATTCTAACCTTTGGCAAGGCTTGACCGCTTACAATATTGTTAGCCTCTACAAACCTTTCTGTTATAGTTTGAGCGTTAAAGTGAGCGAAACTACTAACCTCTGGGTATACTTTATGTTTTTCAATTACTGAAAACGTCGTAGGGTTAGCTATAGATACCTCTACCAAAAAATAAAAATTAGGCTGTGCTGTTTGCGTCGAGCTAAAAACCCACGTTACTGGGTTGTCGCTAGGCGTTATAGTTTGGGGGTTTTGCGTAATATTTACAGCCATAAATTAAATAAAATTAAGTTTTATTTCTTTTTCTAGTCTCTCTTTTAGTTCGTCTATAGCTTGACTATTAAAGGCGTCTGTCATAAAAGGCACAGCCTCTATTCCGTTCCTTTTTACAGCTTTCGAAATAACTAAAGCTAATTCGTCTCTGCTCATTTCTGGCTCTCTAGGTTGTATATTTCTGTCTCTTATCCAGCGTCTAATTCCATTTACAAAACGCTCTGGAGTTGCTAAAGTGCTAAAGCTATACCTAGCGCCAAACTTTTTTTGAGTACCGTTTACTCCATAGTTTAAAGTTTCCCAGTAGTCGTTAGCCATTATGTCTACTACCACCTTATTTCCAAAAGTAGTAGTTTCTGGCGCTATTGAGTTTCTTAAACTTCCAGTAGCATTACTACTTCGACTAGGGTTAGTACCTTTTGGCTCGTCTAGTTTAGCCTGTGCTACCCTAATTCTTTCAGCTACCCACTCGCCCAAAACTAGCTGTACTGGGTTAACAGGCGTATTTTTTAAAATTTCTGAGTTCCTACCGAGTTGCCCCGCTAGGTCTTTTAGAGTCATAGCCATAGTAGTAATAAGACTTTTTTTATCTCTGTTTTGTAGCTTTTAAACGCTCTTTTTGTATGTCTTCGACAAAATTTAGTTTGTGTTTAAAGGTAACAATATTTAAGCTAGTAATTTCTTGCCAGTCTTTTTTAAATTCGTCAGCCATGACGTGTATAATTTTTTCCCATTGAAAAGGCTTTTTTTCTTTTTTCTTTGCTTTTTTACTTGCGTGAGGGTTAAGAAAATTTTGTACTGCTCCTGTTTGAGCAAAAAAAAACCTGTAAGGTCCACGTACTGCGATAGCGTCATATTTCTTTTAAATACCTCTGCCCTTTCTTTTAGTGGGTTTATAATATTTTCGTGTTTGTCTATTTCGGCGTAGCTTAAGCCTTTCTCTATATAAGCAAAAGCTGGTAACAGTTCGGGCGTTTTTACAAAATCTGCATCCTCTGAGTCGATAAACCAGCCAGCGGGTAACTTAAAATAGTCGGTAACTAGCTCATACTCCTTACCCTCAAACTCATAGCTCAGAGGTATTTCTTTTTGTTTGTAGTCGCCTAGCACTTTTACAATAATATCAAATAGTCTATTTACGTCCTTAGCTGTAATTTTGCTGAGGTCCTTTTTTGTGTACAAATTAACAAGTTTTATTTTGTCCTCTATATTCCATTTCTTGCCGACCTCGTTAATTAAGTGGTAACAATGTATGTACTCCAGACCTAGTTTATTTATGTTTTTTATTATTTTAATTTCCATAGCTTACCTATATTTTCCTGTGTATTTTTCTCCTGTACCCACCGCGTAAAGTAACGCGTCTATTAAGTGGTCTCTGTCCGATTTTTTTCCTTTGCCTGTTTTTTCGTCATAGACGTAATAGCGTAATTCGTCTATTAGGTCCTCGCTGTTTTTGTCTACGTAAAACGTACTTTGATTGAGTGACTGAATAGCGTAGTTTTTTATGTCTTGCTTGCTGTCGCATTTAACCGCTTTTATTCCTTCGAGCTGTAGCTCTCTTATACTTTTCGGCTCGGCGCTGTCACAATAAACTACTCCTTTATCGTATCCCATTCTTTTAAATTCGGTTGCGCCTTGCTGGTTAGTGAGGTTAGTTTTATAGACAAATTGTTTTAAATACTTTGCACCGTTAAAATTATAGATCCCTAGGACCGCAAATTTTGAAGTAGCGAAACCAAAATCACAGCCATAATATAAAAGCCTAGCGCCTTCTGGAAAGTCTACAGCCTCCCAGTTTTCGAAAACTGCGCCGTCTATACTTCCTATTTCACCGAGTCCGTAAACCCTGTATTTATTAGCCCAGTATTTGTTTATAATTTCGCCCTTGTCATTGTACCCTAGTTCCTTGTATCTTAAAATCTCGTTTCGTTCGCCTTCGTCCAGCTCTTCGTTGTCTTGAAAAGTAAGCTGTAAAAAATCACAGTCGGAGCGTGGCACTATTTCGGTATGAATAAAAAACTCAGCGTCTGGGTTAAAATCGGCGTAAACCTTTTTAGTTCTACTCGCTACCTGTCTGTAAGTTTCAGAGTCTATTTTGTTTACCTCGTTAAAATAGGCTACGTCAGACCTCAGACCTTTACCAGCGTCCGACTTGTCTAAACCTATAAATTTTATAAAGCTGTTGTTTCTAAACCTATAAAGTGTACCCGCTAAAAATCTAGATTCCTCATAAATTCCGAACAGTTTCATAATTTTAACAAAGTCCTTAATTACGGTTAGCCTCATTTTGGTTAGCTCTGCGGATAGTATTAAAATCTCTCGGTCCTCTTTGCTTGAGGCGTGATTAATTAAAAGCATTAAAATAGAGAATGTTTTACTAGCTCCTTGTCCGCCCTGTACTACTGTAATTTTCTTTTTACTGCTCGCTATTTTCCTTAGCGCCGTTGTTGGTCGTATCATTTAGTACGTCTATGTTCATTAGTTTTACGTTCGCGCTCGTGTTCGTTTCTACGGTTTCTTTTAGGTTATTTAACCTC